TCCGCAACACAACCATGGCGATGAACCTGGCGATTGCGTGCTATGTTGTGCCTCAGCGTCCCACCATCGACGAGCTGGAGAAGATTCTCAATTCTGAAGAAAAAACCCCGATCACTATCAACCCGGATGGATCGGTCACCGCTTAGCCGCGTTCGAACTGAAAGGACCCCAAATGTCACGTCTCGCCGCAGTCCATACCGGTCAGCCCACCCAGGGCCTTGGCACCGTACCCGCAGTCAAACCGGTGGCCAAGCCGGCGGCAGTACCCCCTCGCCAGTATGCCTCTCCCCTTGAAGCCCAGCGTGCCGAGGCTGAGGCGGCTGAGGCTGCTGAAGTGGTCAGGGCTTTGCGGGCTGAGCTTGAGCCTGAGCCGGCGGTCGTCAACCCCCGCAACCCATACTCCACCCTCGCCGCGGCTAACGTCGCCGCCGCGCTCGTGCTCTCCGCGACGGAACTGGAGGTCAGGCAGTATTTCCGCAAGCTCCCGGTCGCCTCCGGTTTGGAAATGCTGGCAAAGATGCGCCACCAGTGTGACCTCGCGGCCGAGACGCTGCAAGGCAGGATGGACGAGAGCAACACCGAAAGGTGTACGGGATGCGGAAAGACGCTCGAGGAAGCGCGCAAGAGCCAGTGGATCATGGTCGGTAGTGATATGGACCCGGATACAGGCGTCCCGGTTCCTTATCGTTTTTGTGGTCCACTTTGTGTTCGTGAGCGTAATCGCGAGCGCATGTTGCCAAAAGAGGAACGGAACAAGTTGCGTTTTGACGGGCATGAGCAAGGAGACATTTTGTGATGGCAGACACATCCAACAGTGCCGACCGTCACATCGACCTGGTGCAGGATCGCGTCGAGAAGCTCTCCCTCGGCCCCGGCGATTTGATCATCGTCCGTGACGAGTCCGATATGTCAACCTTCATGGAGATGACCCAGCAGGGCATCGGTTTCTCCCCGCATGCCAATCCGGTCCTGTTGATCCGCGGAGGCCTGGAGAAGGCCACACGCCAGGATCTGCTGGAGGCGCTGTCGGTGATGGATCAGATGACCGATGGAGTCTCACGGATCGTCACGGACTTGAACGTACCAGTTTTGAAGAAGGTTCAATGAAAACTGAAGGTTCCATCCTCGATCCATTCGTCCCGTGCTCCGCGAGCATATTTCTCGACAGCGAGCATAAGTCCAACACGTATTGCCTTCGCGAGCACGGGCACTCGGGAGAGCACAACACGGTGAATGAAGAGCCGAAGAAGAAGGAAGCGTAGTGGACTCCGTCTCTCCAGTTCTCACCGAAGCCGAAGTACCCTCTGAGCAGGTCGTCGCGCTCGGGCAGGATGAGTTCTATCCGATCGTGGTGGCGCGTGTGGTGTTCAGCGATGGATCACTGGGCTCTTTGACTCGGTTTCGCTTCACCGCCGCCGAGCGCGAGCTGATCGTGGCGGGCGCCGATTTGATCCTGGGGCAGCCGCATCACGGGCCAATGATGCCGGTCAGTTTAGGGTTGGCGATGCCGGGAGAGTATGGGGTATAATAAGGGGGTCACGGTGTTTGAGCACCTGGCCAAGACCTCATCGATCTGGAGGATCGACTTATGGCCCCAACAAAAGTATATCGTGAAGATTTGTCTGGAAGAACATTCGGCAATTGGAAAGTACTAAATTTTCACGGGTATTCTGGAAGAAATGCTCTGTGGTTGTGTGAGTGTGCGTGCACACAAGGTACGCAGCGTCTTATCAGGCGATTCCATTTGCTTCACGGGCGTCGAAACATGTCATGTGGGTGCTCGGGCATTCGTAAAGGGTGGATTGAGGACGGCGTCGGATACGTTCCGTTGACGATGGGCCAAATCACCAAGGTCGATCCGCAAAAGGTGGATGAGTTCAGCGCATGGAGTTGGTTTGCAAGAAAGATGAAAGGTAAGTTTTATGCGTTTAGGGATGTGCGGATAGACTCTTCTTTGCCATACTCCAATTACCACACTCAGGCTATGGCCAGACAAATTTTAGGTTTGAAGCGAGGCAATTCGAGACAAGTAGACCACATTAACTTGGATACTTTGGATAATCGAATTGCCAATTTGCGTATCGCCACTCAGCCAGAAAATTTGTGCAATAAACGCGTTCGAAAGGATAGTAAGTCGGGGATTAAAGGGGCTCATTTAGATGAAAGAACGGGAAGATATAGTGTGTCGATCAGGTACAAAGGTGTGACCACATACTTGGGAACAACAGGCTCTGCGGAAGTTGCGCGGTCAATGTACGCGGAAGCGGCGCATAAGCTGCATGGTGAATTTGCGAGAAGCGATTAGGTAGGAGGCGCGGTATTCCGTTGAATTTGACCCATGTCGAGCGTCTCTTCACCCGATTCCATATTAGAGATAGGGACGAGGGGACATTCATCCCCTTCACGCTCAGACAGCAGCAGAAGGAAGTATTTCAACTCGCGGAAGAACATCTTGCACGACGCCGCCGGTTGTTCATGATCTTCCTCAAAGGCCGTCGTGTTGGCCTGTCCACTCTTGCAACAGGCCTTGGGCAAGCACACTGCATCGCGCATCCAGGTGCGCTCGCGCGTTGCATCGCACAGAACGCCGAAGTAGCTGCAGCTAACTTCGCTATGGCTTGCAGCTTTCGTGAGGATTGTAAGGACTTATATCCTGGCGCGTCGAAGCCGACCAAGAGGACTCTTATTTGGCCTCACTCGGACGGTCCTGATTCCCAATTCACCCACCATACGGCAGCTACGGTACATGGTCAGCGCGGGTTGACTTCGAGTTTCTTGCACCTCACGGAAGCCGGATTTTATCCCTACGAAGGCGTTTTCACCAGTCTGATGAATACGCTGAGTAAAGACCCCAACAATGGGTGCATGATCGAAAGCACGGCAAATGGGTTGGAAGGCCCAGGAGAGTCCTATTATCAAGCGTGGGAAGCAGCCGTAGCCGGCGATAACGAGTTCCTCGCGATATTTCTTCCGTGGTGGGATGACCCGGCTTACCAATTGCCTGAAGAGTTTGCGCTTGACGCTCCCCGCGATGAGTACGAGCGTCATTTGATGAATGAGACCAAGCACTGGAAGACGGGGAAGAAGGTCGAACTCACTAAGTCGCAAATGGCTTGGTTTCGCGAAACGCTATCTACAAAATGCGAAGGAATCATCGAGCGCTGGAGGGCTGAATACCCGGCAGACCCGTCGGAGGCGTTTGTCGCGACGGGGAACCCCGCTTTCACCGTCGAAGAGATGCAGTTTGCGGAGAACTCCATTGTTAAGACCCCGTGGCAGGGTCGATGTGTACTCACCGCCGATCAGAAGCATGGAGAGATTCAGAAAGGAACTGACGGCCCGCTTTGTCTTTACGAGACCCCTCAGAAGGGGGCTCACTATTTCGCCGGCGTGGATTCGGCCCGAGGTGAAGAGTCTACTCTCGCCCCGGGCGACTACGCGGCTATTGTGGTTTGGAATGCGGAGACAGGAGACCTCGCTGCTCGGTACGTATCCCGCGTATCACCAGAGGAATTGGCTCCTGTAGCGGCTGCTATTGGGTACTACTTCAACGGGGCAATGCTGAACGTTGAGTTGAACAACATCGGCTATGTGACGATGAAAGCGCTGCGCGACACTTACTATTACCCCAACCAGTATCTTTGGAAGGGTCGCGACGATCGCGCCGATCGGTCTAAGCGGGGGCAGGCTTACGGATTCGAAACCAGCGATCGTTACCGCAAGATGATGTTTTCGCTATTTCGCACGGCGCTGCACAACAAAAGAGTTGTTTCTAAGGACCGTGTGTTCGTGTCACAGATGAAGAAAGCCAAGCTGGAAATGAATTGGCGCTGGAACGTCGCTGTGGGTCACGACGATGTTCTGATGGCGGGCTTCCTCGGCTGGATAGCATTGGAACAAAATCATCCCACACCGTGCCAGAATAAAGCGTCGAAAAACATCATGATGACGAAGGAAGAACTTGAAATGTCGGGCTTTTCTCCGACGCGGGGCCAAATGCCCGAGTGGTTGCGAGATCCCTCAGTGACCGGCGCGGGGATGCTACTGACCAGCGGGAACGATCATTTGCGTAAATTGGAAATCTACTCGAAGCGCAAACAGAGGATGAATCGATTGGAGTGGGTGTGAGTGCGAAGATCCACCGTGTTGCGGAGAACTACTACGGTTTCCATTGTCCAGGATGTGGCTACGGCCATGCTGTGACAGTGAACGGTCACATGAATTCTCAGAATGCAACGTGGGGCTGGAACGGTTCGATGGACAAGCCAACTTTTACACCATCGATCAACTGTAACAAAGACGAGCCAGAGCATCACTGCCACTCAATCGTGGTGGATGGCAGGATTCAGTTTCTCAGCGATTGCTTTCACGATTTGAAAAATCAGACCGTCGAGATACCGGATTGGGAGGATTGAGATGTCAAAGACCACACGAATTCATCGCAAAGGCCCAGCGCCGACTCACACTGACGAGCAGTACCTCGCTTTCGATCCCGGCGCTGGCGATGATTTTCCTGCGGAGGTTGAAGCGCGCAAAACGAAACTGGTCGTCACCCGGAAGGAGTATACCTGCTTTGGCTGGAAGCAGAACACTCAGCATTCAATTCCACCAGGCACGCGAGTCTTTCGGGAGTCTGGAAAATGTGAAGGTCATTTTGGCACCTGCTACATGTGCCTTCCATGTGTGGACATTTGTCTTGAACCGGAATGGTGGTAAATATGACTTGGGAGATTGATCCGGCTGTGGTCGAGAGAGAAGTGGAGCGTGGAGTCGATGATCGAGCAACGAGAGAATCTATTGCTGATTTCCTTTCCGACAGTGGAAATAGCGGCAGCGTTCGCACAGTTTCTGGCGACATTACTTCCGTTGGGGGTGCCGATGATAAGCCAGCCCGCACCAGGAATCTCCGTCCCACCTTCCGGCCTGTTCCCGGACAATCATCCACCGGATTCCCAGGAACCCGAGCTTTCTCCCGCGCAACTGTTCCGGTCGCGCCACACCGTCCTGACCCCCGAGCGGCAGGACCAAATCTTCAACCAGCGCCAGGCCGGCCAGGGCGCCCATCAGCGCTTGCTCCGGGCTCAGACGACACTGCGCGACGGAGTGCTGCCGTTCAGCAAACCGGGGAGCGTCCCATCTCCCTCGGGGCAGCCCAGCCCGCGGCAGAAGGCAGCGGCGGAGGGGACATTCGCGGATGGCGCCCCGGAGGGGCGCGCACTGCGGCCGACAGTGTCGGCCGATCCAGTGGGGCCAAGACGAAGCCGGCTGCGACCCGCGGTGTCGAAGGACTTGTTACCCCGATAGCAAAAGCCATACCTATCGGCGCCCGTGTGACCGTCACCGATCCGTCGCACCCTTGGCACACATACGCTGGGGCGATAGTGAGTGATCCTGAGAAGTATGGCCTTGGCTGGGTTGGGCAGCGCCTGGAATTGGACGGCACGAACGGAGAGGCGTTCATCCGGCCGGAGCAGACGGACTGGAAGGGGTCTGCCAAGACCCGTCGTGCCGTAGCCCTTCCCAGGGACATAGCGAAGCTGGTTCCCAAAAGCGAATCGTCGTCTCCTGCCAAGCTCATCCCCACCGAGACTGAGAGATCCAACGCTACCCGTCTCTTTCGCGAGATCGGTGAAACCTTCAACAACAATCGGAAGAAATCAAAGGCCGCAGCCTACGCGGCCTTCAGCCACGACCTGATGGCGAACCTGGACACGCTGATCATGGGCGGTGCGCTCGATCTGAAAGAAGCGACTTCGATCATCACCAACCTGGAGCAGTACACCAAGGAGACCGAGGCGGAATCGACCGAGACCCCGGCGACGGTGCTGGGCCGTTGGCTCAGGATGGACGCAGCTGAGGTAGCTGGGTTGGTTCCTGTGGAAGAAGTTGTGGAAGATGAGGAAATTGAGTCTGAGGGTGAGGAAGATCAGGATGGGCAGCAGTCCATGTAAGCAGCTACAAATTCCGCCGCGAGCGGCGCGACGATAGAA